AGCAGGTCAGGGCTTCCAATCAGTTTTGGGCGGCAATCCACGTGCAGCCATGTGGGGGTGTAGGCTACATCTTCAACGGTGGTAAGTCCGGCATCAAGGAACGCGGGCAAATTGTCATGAATAATTCGCAGCATTGCCGCGGGCGTGTATGCCGCGCTTTTCAGGTCCGCCGCCATGCCGCGCCGGTGCTGACTGTACGCCGCGCCGGTGCTATCCCACTTCGCCCGGAAACCTGAAGATACGAAACGCTTGCCTGACCGCTTCCAAAGCCAATCATTGACCGTTATCGGTGCGCCGGTAAGTTCCCGCAAAAGATCGCAGACGCGCACGACATGCGGTTCAATCATCCATTGGCAGCGCGCCGGGCTTTGGCCTAATTCGTCCCATGTCCGCGGGTGTACGAACTCCCGGATGTCGAAGTATTTGGAACCGTGTGCAGGGTATTCAGGCATGGCGCAAAGGTTTTAAAATGGCCCCCGGACAAAGCGCCCGGAGGCCCCACAAAAACAAGACTGATCTATCGTTACTTTTTGGCGGCGCTTCCCTTCACAATATAGTAAATGATCGTTGCGATGCTGAACACGCCGGTAAAAATGCCCTGCCAATTGCCGCCAATGGCCGCGTCAATGGTGGTGCGGATATGGGTGAACAGTTCCAGCGGTATAACCGGAACGGCAGCGACCACGGCAGCGCCGATGTAGTTCCAGGTATTTGGCTGCCTGATCCACGTTTTCCAATCGACCGGCACCACGCCTTTGAGTTTCTCCCTGAACAATCCGGCCCCCGCTACCAGCGCGAAGATACCGGACACGATGTTGCGGGCCTCGTTTTCGGGGAAACCCACGAACAGGCCACCAACGGCCAAAACAAGGGCTATCCAAAAGTTAGTACCTTGCCAAAATTTAAGATTTTCCATGCGTAAAAATGTTTTAGGATGTGAAATGTTTTGTTTCAATCGTTGCCGCCGATGGTCGGGCGCTTCGCAACCGGACGCAGGTAAACGCCGGACAGCGCCTTTGGCACGGGTGTCGGTACGCGGTCGCCCTTTGGTACGCGGCCAATGGAAATAAGCCAATAGGTAGGCTCTTGTTCCGGCGCTCCTGCCGGGCCTTGTTGGATGTGTTCTACGCGGTGGCGGATTCCGTTGGGCAGGTAAATAACCTCATCCCCGACGGACAGATCAAGTTGTTTTACTTCGCTCATGTCTTGTCGTTTTATCAGTGAAAAATTAGATCGGTTTTGTAGGCCGCCAAAAATCCTACCTGAAAGAACGCGGCATTTATCAGCGCGTCAACGGCGGCATTGGCGATTTGCTGTTTTACCGGCATCCGGGATTTGGCCCGGCGGTTGATGTTGATGCCTATTACTATTCCCGCGCCAGTTCCCGTCCAACGGCTCGCGCTGCTGAAAAAATGGTCTGCATCGGTGAACGCAACCGGGATCAATCGCCGCCCTGCTCCCGGATCGTTGTTTTTATATTTGTTTGTCCAACTTTGCCGCTGATCCCACCATTGTTTATTCCAATCGTCAGGAATCAAATGAGGGCGATTGTCTACCACTTCATGCACGCCGTATGCCATGCCGGAAAGCATGGAAAGTCCGCAACCGATCCCCCACAAAGCCGCATCTTTCGGGCGCAATACTTCCTCAGCGGGCAGGTTAAGGCGCGGTTTGGGTGTTTCGACTTTTTCGAATGACTGCCCGAACGCTGAAAAACAAAACAGCATCAATGCCAACGTAATGCCGGCGATTCGGAACAATCCGCCGTCTTCGCGTGACCGGGCCAACTTGCCCAACTGCCAGCCGCCGTCCTCCTCAATGAAGCACCGAGCACCCAGCGCCGGGCTTACTTCCGTTTTAGCTGCGCTGTTGATCCGGGCCACCAATTCATCGGCCTGCCATTCGTTTATCATACCGTCGGCAGCCGCCTGATAGATAATTTCTTCGAGTGTCATTGTTTCCGCTTTTTGGATGTGCGTTTGGCCGGCTGTTTCACGGTCTTTGTTTCCGGGAGCGGTTCCGATTCCAGGAATTGGGTAGGCGGCGGCGCGTTCCGGTTGGATGTTCCAAGCGGGGCAATACGGTATGTGCGCGTGGCATCTACCCATCGCCCGGAAGGCAGCCGCACAAGGTCTACCGCCTTGCCGTAAGGCGGGAAGTTGCGCAGCCTGATCAGGTCGCCCAGCAGGTTTGCCGTTGCGGCCGGCCCGTCGTTTATCCGGTACCGCAGTGTTCCGTTGTTGTTGATGCTGAAGGTCAGATTGTACAGACTGTCGGGGGTTCGCAGTGTCCAATCCTGCGAGGTGAACGGCTCCGCGTTTTGCGCCGTGATCGTGTCGAGTATGTCCATGCCTACAATCAGGCTTGCCGCGTCCGCCTCCCGGATCAGTTGTGTAACCCGGCCGCCGTAATCGCTGACAACCCGGATATCGTTTGCGAGGGTTCCGGCCTGATTCCTCCGTTGTACAGTTGCGACGTATCGCCAACCAATTTGGATGTTACCTCGCTTTCGCCGGTGGAGTAGTTCACCACGCGGACGGTAAAGAAAACCCCGTTTTGATTGGTCAGGTAGGTGGAATCCAATACGGTTTCGCGCTGTGCGGTTGCCGCAATGGTGAAGGTCAAAAACAGAAAGATCAGTTGTTTTTTCATTGTCTTACATGATAGTGCCAAACGTAATCAGTCGCGTCTGACAATGCGTTAACGGTTGATATTGTGAATGAAGTATTACCCGAACTGCTGATGTATTGCTGTACTGCCGGGGTGTTGGCGTTGCCGGGATTAAGGACCACGAACGTACCCAAACCGCTGTCTAATCCCTGCGCAAATGTGACGGTACAGATAGCGCCGGTTGTTGCGCTCGTTCCTGTGGTAAGCACGATTGTACCGGCCAAATCGTTACTGCCTGCGCCTACGCTGATTGTTGGCCCGGTTCCGGCTGCCGCTCCCGCTGAAATAGACGGCGTTGCCTCGCTCGTTAATCGGTTCCAATGCGCATTGTAGCGGAACTCTAAGCCGTCCACGTCGGTATTGCTGCGGATCGTGTTGTCATTCGCTACACGTTGCGCCGTCGTTCCGGTTGGCAGTTCTACGCCGTCGGTATTCGCTCCGGCATCCAGCGACACGGCAGGCGCATTGGTGCCGATGCCAACGCGCAGATCATCGCGCACGACAAGCGTAGCCGTAGCGGTTGCCGCTGCGCTGTTGGTGACGATAAGGCTGTACGTGGACGACGTTGCGCCGGAGCCGGTGACGTGGAGGGTGGCGGCGAGGTTGGCAACGGTGGTGTTGATGCCGACGCGGTCGTTGTCGAAGTGGCCACCGATTAACGGCGTGGCGCTGTTGCTGGATTCGATGTACAGACGGTTTCCGTTGGTTTCCGTCTGCCCGGATTGATATCCGACAAATACTGAACTTGCGGCGTTGTAGCCATTGTTCCCGCTTTGGTAACCGATTAGGACGTTATTGCTGTTGGTTGTAATATCGTCGCCGCATTGATAGCCGAGTAGTACGTTCCTTGCGCCTGTGGTCATGGCAAGCCCGGTAAACCTGCCGCCTATTGCTACGTTGTTCGTTCCCGAAGTAAGCGCGTTTAGCGCCGTGCTGCCGATTGCCACGTTTCCGGAGCCGGTAAACGAGTTTCCGCCAAGCGCAGGCGAACCGATTGCTACATTATAATCGCCTGCGCCGCTTGCGTCCATTGATCCATTGCCAAGTACCACGTTATCGTCGCATCCGGTACATCCGGACATGGCCGTGCTACCGATTGCAATGTTTCGGCTTGTCGTTTGTCCTGCACCTAATGTGTTGTTTCCGATGGATACGTTGTCGCTTCCTGTGGTTAAGGCGTCAGCGCAGAGAGGGCCAAACGCAAAGTTATTGCTGCCGCTTGTTAATGATGCCAATACGGTTTGGCCGATGCCTGTATTCCTGACGCCGGTTAATGTCGTGTTGCCGGCGTCGTATCCAAGAAACAGGTTTGCTTGCTGCTTGGTGCTTGCAACGTTGTCGATTGTGTGCAGGAAAGGCGCGCCGTCCACCGTAATATAAGCCGTAGTTGTTGACGAATCAGCAAACGCCAACGTACCCGTACCGCCGTCAATCCCCAGCGTCAACACGTTCGTCGTCTTGTTCCAAGTCAGCGACGTATCCGCCCCGAACGCGCCGCCGTCGTTGAATTGCACCTGCGTGTCGCTGCCCGCCGGGCTTGCGCTGCCGCCGGTGGCCGCAATGGTCAGCGTACCGCCGGACTGCGTTAAGGTCACGTTTGAACCTTCGGCAAAGTGTACGTCGGTGCCGGTGGAACTGTTTAGCGTGACCGGCGATGTTGCCCCGGTGAAGGAAAGGTCGGTACCCGCGCCGCCCCCGCCAACTCGATTATCTACATAGGCCTTTATCGCCGCCGCCGTCGCCAACTTGCGATTGGATGCCGCCGAAAAAGCCGTATCAATCGAAATACTATCGACAATATGTTTCAGCCGGAACGAATCAATCGCCCGGACGTATTTAGCCTGAAGTAAATTTTGGCCCTGTGCAGATAGGCTGCACACCAAAAGGAATAAAATCAGTTTAAAGCGTGTCATATCCAAAGTACATTGATACTGCGCTGTCGCAGGTGATGTAAAAAGTAGGGCTGTCGAAAAATTCGGTATAGGCAAGCGTCCAACGGCTGCCGTTGTTGATCGGTTCATCCTGACAGATTTCATACCCGCCGGATGTGGTGCCGATGGAAATAGTCCGGGCTAAGCCAGCCGAATCAGCCGCGAAGTAGGCGCTCATGATCTTGCCGTTGATCGTCTTTGTTCCGCCTATTGCCTCAAATTCTTTGTAGTCGACCTTGCGCACGCCGCCCGCCGAACCCCCGCCGCCCTGATTGGAAGTGGTTTTGTTAAGCGGCGCGTACACGATATGCGAACCCGCCGTATAGTCATGTGTGACGACCTTCGGCACAATGGATAGGGTTGTGTCGCCCTCGGAAGCATCGGCAGCAACTACCAACGCGTCGGTAAGGAAGTTGTACGGGTCAATCAACAGAATAACATCCCCGGCCAAATAGGTATTGGCGGCAACTGGGAAAGTCAGGTCAAGCGAAGAAACGTTCTTCGACGGCAGCGAATCCAACAGGTAGTTGGTGGTGATCGCGGACAGGGCCAAATTCCCCGCCCCGACGATGGGCGAAAAAACGCCCTCCACGCTGACAGATCCCGGCGTTTGTGGCAACGCGATTAACTCGTTTGCCTCATAGGGTTTCTTTCGGATAACAGGCCCTGACGTAATCCGGTCAATCCCGGCGTTGAACCATTCGCCCGTCCACACGCCCTCCCGCGCCGTCATGGTCGCCTGTTTCATCAGCCAACCAAGCGTATCGGGAGTAACTAAGCGGCTGTGCGCATGAATGGCCAAACCGGACACGCTGCCCTGCATTAGTTTTTTGGGCGTACGTCGGGCGCTCATAATTTCAGATACCAATAACTCCCCAAACTCAAACGACGTTCCCGCGTTATTGGCCTCCCATGTTGCCGTTGTATCGGTCCACGTCGAACCGTCCGTGCTGGTCAGCAACTTAGTCGGGGTCCACGGCTTAATTGCCGCGCCGAATATCGTGTCGAATGACAGCACCTCTGAATTGCCCGCAACGGGGTTATTCAGGGTGTAGCGCCGGTTGGTTTCAAAGTTTTCCGCGTCGTCATTGCCCAATATCAGCAGCACCAAATCGGACACGCGCCAATCGTTGACCGTGACCGACTGCACGCCGTTCGTGTTGGTTTCGCCGCCCAACAGGTCGAAGTCAACTTCTAAGGATGTGGTACCGGACGGCACAACGTCACTAAGCGCCGAAAACGTGACTGTTTCATTGTAGTTCTGCGTGAATATGAACGGGGTTGTTATCTCATACCACACCCCTGCAATTTGCCATTGGTCCAATTCGCGGGTAATGACGTTGATCGGGTTTCCGTTGCTTACAACCGCATCAGTAAGGGAGCGCCAACGGTGGCCGCCCGACGTTGTGACGTACATTGCGAAGGTGTAGCGCCACGGGCCTGTATAGACCGGAACGGAAAGGTTTAGTTTGACCTTGCCTGACACGCGAAGCCGGGTATCGGTGTCAACGCTGATATCTGAAATGGCCTTTGGCCCGTTGTTGGTGCTGTTCTTATACCACTTATAGGCAAGCCCGGCCAGGTAGTTTTTGTAGGTATTGTGGTCGTAAGTTGCCACAACTTTTTTTAACGCAGGCCGGTAATTAAAACGGATTGTTGCAATCTTGAAACCGCCCGCGCCCTGGTCGATCTTTTTGTCGTATCCTGCCGATGCGCTACTGCCAATCAAAGTTCCGTCACGGGCGAAAGTGCGCTCATAGAACGTATCGTCTGAACGCTCGTTAAATTGCTCAAATCGGTAGCAGCCCTGCGAAAAGAAAAGCCGCGCATCGAAGTGTATGCAAATTTGTTTCAGGACTTCATAGCAGGAAAAGAACTCCCAGCCGTCGCCATCTTCAGCGCCGTCAGGCTTTGCGAATACTTCGCCGTTGATCTGTATTCGGGTCGTCGGGCAAACTGCCGCCGCGGGCGCTCCGACGGCGCTATCCTGCCAATTTACAACGGTGCGAAGGAACACGCCGGATGATGCCGCCCAATACAGCCCGGACAATACATCTTCATTCAGGCAGGCAAGTATATGTTCCTGAACGGTGCGATACCCAAAAGGAACGTCCGACGCGCCGCTGTCGTCTAAGTAATCAATCCCCTTCAAACGCCCCAAACCGTCCGTTGCCGTGACCGTGAAAATGTACTTAACCTGATCGTCATACCCGGAAAGGTCGGGTAGTACATAGCCTACCCAATACGTTTGGGCGCTACTTGCCGGGGTTGCCTTCCATGTTATTTTGACCGTGAATCTGGTTTCTTCAGCGGTCAGCAGATCGGCTAAGAACGTGTCTATATCGGCGGTGGTGGTGTCGTCAACTAAGATATTGATGTTGACCTTCGACCCGATAATATTTTCCTCATCGGCGTATGACAGCGTAAACCCGTCTTCCATCGTGTCAATGGTGACGGTCGAACCGACGTAATCCGCGTCGTCAATCGAAACGTTCCATATCTCGTTTCGGATATTGTAAAACTCGGCTTGGAATCTGGTTGCCATTATCCTACCCGGTTTCGTTTGTTACGCGCCCGATCGGACACCAATAACAGATCATCGCCACGGATAACGCTGTACAATTCCTGCGCTCCTCCGCCGCTTTCTTCGCGGAAAATCGAACGCAAAAGGCGCTCCGGAGTAATGATTTCCGGGTTGGTCGATGCTCCGGCGTACTCACCAATCAGGCCCAGCGTTGGCTTTGTGATGACCCCGCCGTCGGCAAACTTTCCTATGCGCTTGATGATGCCTGAAAAAATGCTGCTTGCTGCCGTTCCCGCCGCGGCCGCTACCGGAATTGCAGCCGGTCCTAAAAACGATGCAAGGCGCAAATTGGCGCTGATAACGCTTGCAACGGCTTGCTGTACGAGCGCCTTTATTACTTGCCCAACGGCGTCAACTGCCACGGCGGCAAAGTCCCGAAACGCAGACGCGCCGGAAATAAGGCCCTCCAATGCCGTACCGAATACGCCGGAAAGTGCATCGGCTGCAAGGGTCATTGTGTTTTGGAAGTTGGTCGCCTCGACGTTCACGTTTCGGATCGCCTCAACCGCCAATGGTGCCGTTCCAATGATTCCGGCGAACGGGCCGGTTTCGGATTGTACAGCCTGCGGCACGGGCAAAGACGGCAGTTGCCCCGGCGCTTCGCCGATGCCTTGCGTTACTTCCGAACGCAAGCCGCGCAACTTATCCCGCAGGCTGTCAATCTCTTTGGAATACGGCTTGAAGCCGACTTCCAAAAGCCGCTCTATTTGGTTTTCTATTTCGGTGGCCTGTTCACCGATCACGTCCGCGCCTAATACGTCGCCTTTGGCGGCAACGGCTGCGATGGATGCTAAGGCTTTGGCATAGGCTTCGGCTTTTGTTTTGGCGGCATCTAATCCGTCTGCGTTTGGGTTGATCGGCGTTTGGTTCAGTTTATCGCCTGCAACCGCGGCAAGGTCGTTGACTTCGATAAGCCCTTGTATCGCCTTGTTTTGCTTTTCAAGCAATGCGATTTGCTCATCTATATTTTTGTTTCGAATTTCAATAGCCTGCTTGTTCGTTTTGCTCCCAAGCGATGCAGCTATCTTTTCCGAATTGTTTAATTCGCCCTGCTTTTTTAATTGAAGGTCAAGAATTTCAGCCGCGTTTTTTGAAATGACATTAAACGCAGCCTGCGCTTTTGCGGCTTTTAACAGACTTCCATTGTAGGCATCGACTGCCGCGGTAACATCAGACGTTTTGATTTTTTCGGTGTCAAGCACCTTAAAGTGCTCAGGGCTGATCTGTATCAACTTTTCCAATGCCCCCCGGCGCTCATCTTCAGTCTTTGTGCTGTCGCGTACCACGTTGGCCAACAACTCTACCCGCGTCCGCTGCTCTGCCGTGTTTTGAATTGCTGTACGCTCAACACCGTTAAGTGTGTCGCGCGCTACGGCCGCATCTGAAGTATTGCGGCTGTAAACATACATAGCCGCGCCAAGCGCTGCAATAACCGCAACTGCGCCGCCGATAAGCGTAGCCTTTTGCGCCGCGCCCAATGCCCGCCATGCGAGCGTTAGCCGGCCTACGCTGATTGCCGTTGCGTTTGCTGCCGTTCCATTTGCCGCCAATGCCGCCGCCGATATTTTGGATTGCGCTGCCGCCGTTTTTACGGCGAGCGTGTACAACCCTACGGCGGTACGCACCGAATTCCACGCCGTTATCAATTTCCCGACAATCAGCAGCGCCGGGCCTATTGCGCCCGCAAATGCCGCAATCGATAATATCAGCCGCTTTGTGCCGCTATCCAACTTTGCGAACCGTTCGGCCAAATCGCCAAGCCATGCGCTGAACCGATCCAATGCGCCGGTAACATCGAACGTTTCATTGATCGCCTCCCCGATCTTTGCAAGCGCCTGCCGCGCCGTTGCGCTGACGTTTACAATGGCGTTGGCAATGCCGCCCTGAACGCGGGGCAGTTCGGTCATTGCCTCGGTGATTCTGGTGATGAATTCCTTTGCATTTACCCCGGCCTCGTTCAATGCCTCGGCGCTTGTCGTGCCGAATACCTCCTGCATGACGGTGGCAAGTTTCGGCATATTGGATAGGATGATCCGCAAATCTTCCTGATAGACCTTGCCCTTGCCTATCATTTGGGTAAACTGCGTTACAACGCCCTCCAATTCCTGCGACGTGCCGCCGGTGGATGCAATGGCGTTTGCAAGTTCCACAACGATCTTACGGGCCTGATCCGCTTCAAACCCGACGGACTGCATACGGATTGATGCCTTTACTGCCTGCTCAAAGTCAAGGCCGGGAGCAAGGGCGGCAATGCGCAGTTTTTCGATTTCGTCTGTTGCTTCTTGCGCTGACCTGCCGCCGTCCTCAAAGGTAGAAACCATTGCCAGTTTCAGCGCCTCCATGCGTCCGGCCTGCTGAATAGCAATCCCGCCAATAGCCGCCAAAGGTGCCGTCAATCCCAAAGTAATGGATTGGCCCAAAGATGACAGGTTGGTTCCCGCCGTCCTTAGCACCCGTTCCGCGTTCTTTATACCGCGCTCAAGGTCTTTGAACTCCGCCCCTATCCGTACATTAAGACTTGCTATTGTTGCCATTGCGTAGGGCTTTCAGTTGTTGGATTTTGCGCAGGTGCCGTTCCCGTGTTGCCGCGTGTTGCTCTTCCGTTATCGGCTCAAATTCGTGCTTCAATTTCCGATCCCACGGCAACGGCCAAACATCCCACGGGTTTAGTTTCTTTTTGGGGTTTAGGTGCGGGGCCATTGCCAGGTATCCGACCATTCGCGCCCGCTCCCATGCCGACCGCTCCGCCCGTTCATAGCCCCGCATCGCGTTAACAAAAAACCGCGGGGTCATATCCCAAAACTCCGCTTCGTTGTAGCCCATCTGCCCGGCGCTAACCTGCCATGCGTCAATGTCTATTCCCCCGCTACTTTCGCCGGGGTCGGCTCCGGCCTCGTCTTTTTTTCGTCTGAATCCGTTTCGGGCTTTGGCAGGCTCTCCAAATAGGCGACGGTCACTTTTTCAATCGCTTGAGAATCGCCCAGAAGTAAATCGGCAAGGGTATCGTACGTAAGATCGAATGTCAGGCCCTTCTTTTGGTGGCCATTCTGCAATCCGACCCATGCAATGTTGGTAAGTTCCTCCACGAACGGAACGGAAAGATCGCCCTTGCTGATCGCGTCGATAGCAATAGCAAGTTTCTGCGTATCGGCAGCCATAGCCCGACCGAACGCCCGTTGGTAAAGGATCTGCGTGTAGTTGGTGAACGATACCGGGTATTCTTTCCCGCCAATAGTGATAAATTCAATCATAGTCTTGTTTTTTGAAAGCCCCCGACCTTGTCACGGATCGGGGGCGTATTGTCAGGAAGTGAAGGTCAGAGCGCCCGCCCCGACGATGGTAAACGTACCCGTTACGGCGGCATCGTTGCCCTGCGAGGACGTGGTAAGTGCGGTAATGTAGCCGCTCCCGGCGTACTCGAAGTCGCTTGCTTCGCCGGTGCCGAACACAATATCGACTTCGGTTTGAGCATCCCACCAATCGAACAACTGCTTCGCGCCCACGGTGGCATCAAAGGCGACGTTGTATTCCCCGCTGCATTCCCATGATTTGGTTCCGGGTCGCGGCTCCGACCATGCGCCGGAATCCTTGCAGGTCGTGTCGAACGTTTCGGTAGACATGTTTATTTCGGCATTGACCTGGCAGGTCACTTCAGCGCCTTCGATGGAAAGCGTCATGTTTTTTGCTAAGACAGTTCCTACAGTAGCCATTTCTTATTTTTTTTGTCGGTGGAAAGTTCAGGTTGCGGTGTTTTGAGCGTTGCACCCTTAGGCGCTTGCTCTTCGTATAGTTCGGCGGATTCAAAGCATTCCGCCTGCACTTTCTTTTCGGGCGGGTAGCGCAATTGCCGAACATCATCGGCGACGTATTCAGCGTACCCGGTGGCCACCAATGCAGCCGCAATATTGTCTTTCACGCCAATCACCGCGCCCGCGTCGAAGTGCAGTTTTGGCGATGATGCCCATGCTTTTTTCAGCCTTACTTTTTTCATAGTCGTTTTGCTTAGTAGCCTACTTCGCTTAATTGAAGGCGGCGTGAATTCAATTTTCAGCGCGTCGTTCGTATCGTCGGCGCTCACCACGATGTCAGCGCCGGCCATGTTGGTATCTTCCTGTTCGGCCATGATCGTCTGCACGGCTCCGACAATGGCCGTCGTACCTCCGACAAGTTTAATCGCCGCGCCTTTGGTCACTGCGTACATTTCGCCGGCTGTCACGCTGCCGTTGCCCTGCGTCGTGCAGATGGCCACAGCGCGGACGGTTGCGTTATACGCGCGGTTGGTGGTGCCGCCGTTGGCAAGGACGATCCTTGCATTTGCCGATCCTGTTGCAAATAGTTCTGTCGTTGCTGTGCCTGTTATTGCTCTATGAAGGACTATTTGGCTTGCTTGATAGCCGCCTGTACCTGATCCGGAAACTACCTGGCCCCTTATATATGATCTGCCGTAATTGCCAGAAACTACGCTGTAAGTAGCGCTTGCCGTATTGTTATTGCCTGCCAATATAACCGCCTGACTGCCGTTAGTCGTGTTGCCATTGTAGCCGCCGACTATTGCCGAAGCGTATGCGGCCGCCGTGTTGTTGTCGCCTCCTATGGTTGCCGAATTTTCAGCCGTTGCACTGTTGGTGTTGCCGCCTACTGTTACGGCGCTCTCACCGCTTGCTGTGTTGGTGTGTCCCGAATATGTGCCCGCATGCCATGTGGTAGCCTTGTTGCTGTATCCTCCGACTACTGCCGAATATCCGCCGCTTGCAACCTGATCTGCGTTCGTGCGCGTGCGCTGTAAATCGACTGCATCCTGACCGCGCGCATTCCCCCCCGCCGTAGTCCCATCCGGCACAGACAACAGAAAGCCGCCGCTGCCCTTCGGCACGAGCGCCACGTTCTGATTGGTGCCGTCCGGTGTCAGGTAGTACGTGCTGTCTGTGCTGCCCGATACCGACCAGTCCAGCCCGCCGCCAGCCCCGCCGCCTGCGTTCAGGTGCCGCCATGCGCCGTCGCGGTAGTAGTACAGCGAATCGCACGCGTTCACCACGATATACGACTGCATTTTTCCCGGTGTGTAGGCCGGTGGGGTGCAGCCGGAAATTGACTGTATCCGGTAACCTGAATGTGACCACGCCGCGGTTGTTTGGTTGTATTCGTACCAATAGCCGGTAGCGGTGTCGATCGCCACTTCGGCGCCGCGAACGCCCGGCGTGAACGTCGGAACGCCTGCCGTATATGCAATGCCAGCGCCCTTAAACACGTTGTTTTGTGCGCACGCCGCAATCGGCAGTAACATCAATATGAATATCAGTTGCCTCATTCCTCTGTGACTTGTTTTACCAATCCACCCGGCTGCCCGTATAAATTGGTGTCTGACAATATGTAATAATCCCCTACGCTCAATCCTCCCGCTTTCGCCGCCGTATCATCGTCATAGGTGACCGACGGTATTGGTACTGTGTCGCCCAATGGCGTATAACTGTACTCCTGAATGATCCTGAACACCTCCGGGATTTCCGCGAAGCCGGACATTTCCCGTTCAAATTGAATGTGCCTGATCGTGACCAAATCGCCGCCGTTCAGTGCCACGGGTCCGCTGAAATAATCCACTGCCGCCCGGAACGCTTTAGCCGCCTGATCTGCCGCCGTTAATGTGTTGCCGTACACGTCAACCTGCACCCGGACAAAATCAAGGTCTGAAGGTGCCGTTTTGGTATTGGTTGGCTCTGTGGTGACAATCGTTATTGCCGCCGCCGGATAGGTCGAACCCTGCAATATTACCTGCGGGTAAATCCTGCCTGAAAACAGCGCGTTTGCCGTGCTGTTGTTAGATACGATTGCTGCCAATGGCCCAAATACATTCACCGTATGGCGACCTCCCGCGCGTATTGCTCTATCGCTAACTTCAACTCATTCACGGCTATCCTTAATACGTTGTCCTGCTGCGATTGAACGGCAGGACGAACAAACGGCTGTGCAGGAACGCCCGCTGCCGGTGCGCCGTATTCTACCCAATGCGCGTAATAACCATCCGTCCTTGCCCCTGCGAACGTGCCGCCGCTGCCGGACTTGTCCAATTTTGGTCCGACAAAGACAGCAGATGAACGCCGGAATCGTAGCACTTTGAAAGACCGCTCCAAGTTGCCGGGCATATAGGTGGCGACTATTCGCCCCTGACCTTTTGGCGCTCGGATGCCGCCTATCAATTTAGGCGTGCTGTATCGGTAGTGCGGTGCGTCGGACTGTGGCGCATTCTGCCGTATCTCCTGAATCAATGGTTTGGCGGCCTTAGTAAGCGCCCGATTGGATGCACGCCCCGCCGCCTTGCTAACTCCTTTGAGTTTTGCAATTGCTTCGCTGATCTCTTTTTGTAGGCGTGCGTCGAGTGCCATTATTCCTTGCGTTTCGCAGTGATTTGTAAAAAGTTGCGCCGCCCGATTTCGGCAATGCGTTCGATGTCGTACACGTCACTCTCAAATAATACCCGCTCGATGGGCGTCACGGTGGACAGGTAACGGATAGTGAATAGCGTGTTAGTCGTCGCAATCTCCAATGCCCCGTAAAAACTCTCCCCGCTCCCGGTCTTTGGGTAGTCAACGTTCGCCCAAACTTCTGCCAATGTCGCCCACGATTCTATCGGCTCGTTATACTCATTCAGCGCAACCGTCCGGCTTTGCAGCGTGATCTTGCGGTCGAGCCGCCCCGGTTCCATCCCTTGCAACGGCATTACAGCAGGTTGTTTCGTTTCGTTGCCAATAACCACGCACCCGACCGGATGCCCGGCGTGTTCTCATTGATCTTCATGTCCTCGCGCCGTTCGTACAACATCCCTAACCAAAGTTTAATAGCGGCTTTTGTGGCCTCGTCAACGTCTGCGACGTCCTGACCGGCAACGTACCGAACCTGCAGGGCATTCGGCACAGTGGCAAGGTCGGGTTGGTCGTAGTCCTGATCGAACACAATGCGAGGCGTCAATCCGTACAAATCAACATGGTAATCCGATGCGCTGACGGTCTGCGTTACATCGTCCTCATCCTGATAGCGAACATCCGAAACAGCAACCGCCGGAACAATCGGCAGGAATAAGGTCGGGTATGTCGTCGGCCATTCATCCCAAAAAACGATAATTGTCTGCGTAACGATTGCCCGCCCCGTTTCCTCCTCTGCCTTTACGCGGGCTGCGGAAATAAGGGCGCTGATTAGCGTATCCTCGTCCGTTCCCGTGACGTGAAGATGGTCCTTCGCCTCCTGCAAGGTGACGGGTTCCGAGGCGGGCAATGTCGTTACGGCGTACTTCATTAGGAAGCGTGCATACTGATTGCGACGGTGAACGCCTGGCCATGCTCAACGGCCACATCCCAATAGGAATTCGTGACGATGCGCACGGTGCCGGTGGTGGCCTGCGTGTACGGGTCAACGAGAATATCCAAGCCGCCCCACTGACCGATCAGCATTTTTGCCCAGTTGCCGAAAAAGCCGTAATACGATCCGGCGGCGGTCGGTACAAGGCTGCTGATCATGGTATTGTATCCGTTCACCTGTGCCGTTCCGTTGTTCGGCCCGTTCATCAGGTATATGCCGTTGGTGCTGGTGCGCTCGTTGGTTTTCAGGATGCCTGCAATACGCGGGTGGAACAGGTAGGCAAGCGTGCCAAAATCGGCATCATCGGCAGCGACCTCCGTCTCCATCTGCACCAACTTCGCCCACGTCGGGGAAGCGGCAAACGTTACGGTATTAACGCCGGATTCACTGATCAGGCCGGTGATGTTTCCGCCGTTGCCGGACAAGGCCGCCGTGTCGAGCGCATTGGATACGGCTTGATTCAGGCGATTGCGCACGAAGTTTTCCATGTCGATCGTGGACTGAATCATAACCTGACGGCTTACGTCGGTGTAAGCGGCAAGGCGGTTCGGGGCCATTTGCACCCGGTCGACCGTCGGGGAAGTGGCATTGGCCGCGCCTTGCTCCGTTTCCCAAGCGGCAGACGCACCGGCGTCATTGCGCGGGAAGTCGATATTGCCGGAAAGCCCGGTAAGGAACGTTGCCCCCATGCGCCGGACAACCGGACGCGGGTCAAGCAGCGGAATCAGCCGCCCAATGTCGGTTTGTACGGTGTAGCCGCCTTCGGTGGTGGTGGTGGTCATGTCGCGTTGTTCCATCGTGGACCCTGCGCGTACCAACCATGACGGGATATTCAGGTTGCCGGAAAGCCGAATGCCGCTTTCGCGTGCCTCCTGCCGGGCCTCCTGCGCCATCTCCGCTTCCAATCCGGTCAGTTGACCGCCGGGGCTGGACAGTTCGTTCAGGGCTTTTACCAACCTAAATTCGGACGCGGCTTTGCTGCGTTTGTCGCCGGTGCTGGTTACGATTGCCGGTGCGCCCTCTTTGCCGGGGTTCACCTCAACCGTACGCCGGGTAGCGGCGGCGGCCTCTTCCTGCAGTCGCACGGTAAGCGCCCGGATTTCGCCGTCGATGGCGGATGCCTCTTTGGTCAGGTCATCCAACTTTTTTCCGTCTTCGGATTCGTTCCAGGTACGGGACTCAACCTTGGCGGTCAGGGCATCGATTTCACTTTTGATACCCGCGCGCCGCTCTTGTTTCTCCTTGAGAATTGCTGCGATGTTCATAATGTCAGATTTTGGCGCGCATCAGCCTGAGGAGAAGGCGCGCACGGTTCAAAATATCGTTTTCTTTTTCGTTTAAAATGGCGTCTGCGCTGCGCTTGGCAACGGTAGTATCCGGGTTGGCCGGATAGGTGACGGGGGAAACGTCGTACACGCGCTCTACCTTGGTTATGGTGCGGTATCGCTTCCCGTCGGTTTCTTCCACCCACCGATCCCCGCGTTCGTCGTCGCTGTAGGCAATGGAAAACGCCCAACTGCTTTGGCTGATGTCGCCGCGCTCAACGGATACGGCAAGGTCACGGGCGGCCTGCGTATCCGGCAGGTCAATTTCGTAGGCCAACCCGACCTCGTCCATTGACAGGCGCAACGTGCCGGACGTGGTGCGACCCAACACAAAGTTGGCGTCATGGTTGAGCAGCGCCCGAACGTCGGACATATCGGCCTCTTTCAATGCATCTCGGTCAATCTCCTCAATGAACCAACCTAAGTCATACCGCTGGTTGAATTTCAGCGCATAGCCTCGCAGCACTTTTTTGCCGTCGTCTTTCGCCCGGACCTCCATCGTACCGGCGAAAGACCTTGTTTCTGTGTTATTCGTCATCGCTTGCGGTCGTTTGTTCCGGCTCATCGTCCGGCGTGTTATTTGCAGTTGGTTCCGGTACGGTCGTCTTTTGGGTCATTACCTTTTCCAATAGGTCGATGGGGGTAAGGTTGATTTGAACGGTCAGATCGTCGCCCCCTTCCATGCGGTTCATATTGAACTTTGCCCGGACTTCATTGCGGCTCATAATGCCGTTTTGTACCATGCTCGAAAAGAACGCCGCTTGGCTTTGCATATCGCCCATTTTGTACTGCGTGAAGTCGAAAGCGAAAAACCGGCGGCGGGTGCGTACCTCGGACGTGGTGAATAGTTTTGAAGTAAATTCCTCCTCGATCTTTCCCGCCCACGGCTCAAGGCAGTGGACCACAAAGTCCTGATTCTGTTGTTCTATGTTGGAAAACGTGGATTTGGTCAGGTCGGAAAGCAGATGCAACGGAACTTTGAATATCTGCGATACCGTGACCGTGGTCAGGCTCCGAAAGTCAATTACCGCCGCGTCTTTCGGGTTGTTTTGGATGGCCTCGTATTTGGCCCCCGCGTCAAGGATCATAACCCCGCCCGCGTTGGCGGCTCCCGCGTGTTGATCGCGTAGTTTTGCCTCCGCTGCTATTCGCTGCTCTTTGGTGATCGGGTTGGGGAAAGTGACCACGCCCCCCACGGTTGCGCCCTGCTCGAAATACTTGTTTGAGTATTGCAGTGCGGCAATGTCCTGCGCGAAGTTGTTACGGTGAACCAATGAAACCCGGCGCCCTGCGGCTCCCGTCATGGTCACTCCCTTAATGTGGATCATTTCCGTTTCGGGCAAAACCACGTTCACGGACTTGTCGTCAATGATTCCGCTGATCCAATAGAACAACTGCCCGTCCTGCCCGTACACGATTGAAACCAAATCCTGCGGAATAATCTCCAACATCGTGGGCCGGAACGTTCCGGGATCGCGGTAGATACGCGCATAGCCATTGCCCAAACAGGCATTGGTAACGAGCGTTTGCAGGAAGTCGAAAGTAGTATAGTGCGGATGCACGCGCCCGTTGAATAGTTGGGCTATCGGGCTGTTATAATCCGGGAAAACATCGCCGTCGGTGTCACGTCTGAAGATCCCGCGCCCTAAGTTGGCGATTCCTTCGCTGATGTACCGGATTGCCGCCCATGCCGGGGCAATTTCTAAGACGACGTTATTGTCTACCCCTATTTTGGCGTTAAATTGGCCATTGGGATAGCCCAATACGGTCAATAATTGGGGGTTGGTCAGTTCATACGACGGGGATGCCCTCGTTTCGGCTTTAGCAGCCTTTCGCGCATAAAAAAGCCCGATTTCGTAACCGAATATTTCCATCGGTACAAAATTGGGCAGGAATAACGCCGTATTTGGCGTTTTATTCGTTTTAGGCGAAGTTTATTTGTACATCTCCCTGTATTTTACCGGATAATCCGTACAAATACCCCACGCTCCGGAAATATCCCAATCCGGCACCGTTTCAGGCAGGCAGGCTATTGGCATCGGCCCCTGCAAGGTTGCGCCGGGGTAGTGCCATGTTTGGCCTCCTACGCCCGAAACTCTTGGAAGTCCTGAATGAACAAACCAAAAACAAGGCCCGCCAAACCACTGCAAAAAGTTTTCTGCCTGAGCGTCTTTACAGTGGAAAAAAATATCGCGGCAATATTTTTTTACCCACCCAATGCTGACCTCATGCGTAGGCGCATCATGCCCTAACGCCAATATCCCATGCCCCATAAAATTAGGGTTGTGCCGATCTCCCCACAAATCAACTTCTACATCAAATCCGGCCTTAATGGCCGCCTCAATGTATTCCGGTTTGTTTTCCAGTTCAGGGTTCGGCCCGGTCAGGTTGCCCCTGTGTGAAATGATTTTCATTTGTTTTAGATTTTAAATACCATTCTTTAAGCCGCGCAAGGTGTTCAAGTCTTTTTGTTTGGCGTATCTCATACAGTAATACCGGCTTACCAAATATGTAGGCGCAAATACTTACAGTCCATCCATTTTCCCAAAACATAGGCAGCGGGTCAAACGATCCCACCTGCATAAAAATCAAAGTATTCCTATCGCCTGCGGTGTATGATCCCCCCGTAATTATCGACTTTATCGCCATCCAATGAAGCCACCAAAACCAAGACTTTAGCAGGTGTCCAAAAACAAAGCCGTTAATCCGGTAAAACTTGCTTTTCATAATTCTATTTTTTAGTGACGAACGCAATGCCCCAATCAGCCGGACAAAGTTTCTCAACTTGCCAGCCGTCGGACAGGTTTTCAATCAGCAGCGAAGGCCCCGGATGGTAGTTCACGTCATGTAGCCCCACCACGCCGCCCGGCGCAAGGTATTCAGTCAGTCGCCATTCGGCCAATACCTGGTTGATTGAGTGCCAACCATCGATAAACAGGAAGTCAATTCGTTGCACCCCAAGCGTGCCAAGGAACTGAACGATCTTAGCCGTATCCGCGCTGTCGCATTGCAGCGTGTGTACGTTCGGGCGCATTCCTCGGATAAACTCCCGGTTGCCGGTGTCAATGCCGACATAAACGCAATCGTCGCGCTTTTCGGCCAAAAACACCGACGTGCTGGTTTGATCGTACTTACTTGTGGTCAGACGAGCAACCCCGATCTCGACAATGACGGACGGATTTACGGCGCGCATTTTTTCGCGCAGTGCAATTTGGTTGCACTCACTGAACTCCCGACCGTCCCACGTTGCGGCCGGCGGCCATTGGGTAGGGCTATCCTGATCATCGTATGGCGTTCCGGTCCGGAAGTCCTTTAGAAAGTCTGTTTTGTCTCTTTTCCCCATTTTTCGATTGCTTGTTGGTATTCGGTTTGATAATCTTTGTCAATAGCCTGCCGCATCGCCCGCGCCCCCGCCAACGTGCCGCCCGGATGCCCGTGTATTGCGCCGCCTACGTTTGCAAGGTAGTCAGGCCCGACGGCAGCCGTTGCCATTTCAACCGCGCCCGGATGAAAGCCGCAGGATAGCGCAGGAAGGACGTTGAACGTGTGCGCCATGTCAACCGCCAACATCGTTTCCTCCGATCCCCACTTATAATAACCTCCGATCATACCCGCGTGAATGAAGTCAACGCCGGAAAGCCCTGCCAACTGAACGACAACGGAAAAATGGATACTGAATTGGTGGTTGGTATTGGTCAGGATTTTATCGCCCGACTTTTGGAAGTGCAGGAACAACGGCAGGCCCATTTCCCGGATAGATTTGTACGCACCCAAACCGCACCAAAAGTTTACATGGATGCCGTTGATGCCAATGTCAGAAACGAGCATCGCCCGGCGCAAAAGGTGGGCAGGATCGGCATTGATCGCCGCGCAATAGATCACATCTTTTCCGTCCAGGTAGCGGGCAATTTTCGGCAGCCGGTCCTCAATGCGGCAAAAGTAGGGGGATGCCAAAATCTCATCTTCTTTTATGAAGTTCACACCGCCCTCGACAAGTTCCTTAACCATATCGAGCATAACCGCCGGACCTACGCCGGTCTTTGGCTTCAGGATGCCGCCCAATAGCGGTTTATCGGCAGGAACGCCGGTGTACTCCCGGATGCCGTCGATGCCGTACTTCGGCCCCATAAATTGCGCCTGAACCCTTTGGGGCAATTGCAGTTCCATCAGGTTGCAACGGGAAATAATGTCGATATCTGCCTGACCTCCCATCAACATACAAAGCAAATGCGAAACGCCGTCTGTGCGCATATCGATGTTGGCAGCCGGGAAAGCGATTTTAACCTCGCCTGCTTTCATTTCGGATAGCGCCTTTTCATTGTGCATAATCAGGCACGAATGATCGGCAAAAAGTTGGTCGGTTTCCCACACGCTTCGAACGTTCGGATTGCCTACGCTTTGCCCGATTGCCAGCGCGTAGGCCGCGTCGCGTAGGGTTGTGGTAGATTGCAGGTAATACGTCGCAATGATGTATTCGGAGGGGTCGATGTCTTTGGTAAAGATGTTCATACCTCGTATTTGTCGCCCGGAATGGACGGGGTTTTGACAATGATCAATTCGCAATCGGTTATGAACTCAGGGTCTGATATTTCCATTGGCTCTATGACAAAAATATCTCCTTCATTTAGCAGTAAGCCGTTTATCCTCATTTGCCCTCGAATCAGGTAATTGATTTCGGTGGCAATCTCATGATAGTGCCGCGGCCAATGCTCCCCCTTTTTGTGTTGCTTGTAGCAAACCTCAAATGCAGCCGTTTTATGGGCAACGGGGGCAAAGTCGCCAATAAACCAACCGCCCGCCATGTCTTCAATATTAAACCGCTCCATACAGTTTCTGATAGCGTTGCAAATCCTCCGGGGTGCCGATCGGATAGTGCAGGTTGAAGAAATACGGCAGTATCTTTTTGTTCTGCCGGATAAGGTAGTTGTATGTAGGGGCAATGTAATATTCCCCGGCTTGTTTGTCTCCCGCCTCAATCATTGCGTTTGCCGATTCGATGAAGTCGCCGCCGCGCCGCCAATAGTGCAGGCCATTGGTGGCAATGTTGCTGATTACCTCTTTCTCCCGGACTTCGCACACCTCCCCGGAGTCATTCAGTCGGACGTAACTGTTTTTTGGCGATGTGGAAATGAAGCATCCAATAATGCCGTCAGCGT